GGGATGAACGCTTACCGTTTAATCCAAACTCAAGCGAGCAACTCAAGACTTATATGCGTCACTTCAAGCATCCAACTGGGAAAGATAGGAAAACTGGCCACTCCTCGGCTGACAGTCAACACATCGCAAAATTGGCGGGTCGTTATGGGACAGCGCATCCGCTGTATCCGATGTTGGCAGATTTTTCCAAAGTCTCGAAGACGTTGTCGACTTATATATATCATCCAGATGATCATGATTTAATTCATACATCGTATGTGAATGCGCCGTCAACGTGGCGCTTGGCCAGTCGCAATGTGAACCTCCAAAACGTTGGCAAGCGAGAGTCGAATCCCTGGGCCAAGAAAGCGCGGCAACAAATCATTGCCCGACCAGGACATATCTTTGTGCAAGCCGATTCCACCTCAATCGAAGCCGTCATTGTGGGCTGGTTGATTAATGATCCACATTTTATCACTGTGGCGAAGAAATCCATTCATGCCTATCTGTGTTGCCAAGATTTGGGCTGGGACTTCACAGATGATACGGTAGAACGGGTGAAACGCACGCACAAAAAACTGTATAACCAGTTTAAGACGGCGGTGTATTTGTTGCTCTATGGGGGCGATCCCTATTTGATGCACATGACCAATCCTACGCAATTCCCGACTAAGCTGGCTGCCCAGCAAATCCAGACGAAAATCTTTTCGATGATCCCCGCTCTCGCGGCATGGCAAGCACAGACACGAGAACAAGCGAAGAAGGAAGGCGTGCTGAAAAGTCCGTGGGGCTATCGCCATCACTTTTATGATGTCTATACGTTTAAGAAGACCAAGAACGGGGAGATTGAATACGCGAACGATGGGTCGCCGAAGGTGAAGATGGGCCAAGATGCCAAGCGGGCATTAGCCTTCAAGCCACAAAATAGTGCGGGAGCCTTCTGTCGAGATACCCTTCGCCTTATTGGCCAGTCCTCCTGGGGGCCCTATATGAGTGCCAACGTCAGCGTGCATGACGGGTACACCTTAGAAGTCCTGGAAACCGACGCACAGCAGGCCTCAGAGTATTTAATCGACGTGCTCACGCGCCCGATACCACAGATGGGCGGATTACAAATTGGCTGTGAGGTTGAAATAGGATATAATTGGGCTGATGCCTCAAGTGAAAATCCCCGAGGCATGCACTATCTTCGTAAGGTTGAAGTATGAGAGTCGCGTTAATTGTAGAAAAAATACTCACCGCGTTGCGTGAAAAAAGGGTGCCGCGGGAAATCCAACTTCTTGTCCAACGGTTATATAAAGAGTCGTATCGAGAAGGGTATACCGATGGAAAAATAGATTGTGAGGAAAAGATTGAAGACGAACGAGAAAACGACTTTCGCTGATGCGTTGCGTCGCATGGAAGAGACACACGACGCCAAGTCCCACGATTACGCCAAGATAGAGAATCGCTATAGTAATTTTGAATTTGCGGCAGCCATTGCTGATGAATTTCCCGATGGCCCTGATCGTGTCTTTGCGACGATGCTCGGGATTAAGCTGGCGCGACTGGCAGAACTGTTGTCCCAGGGGAAAGACCCAAAACATGAGAGTGTTGAGGATACGTTCCTCGATCTGTCAAACTATGCGGTGCTATGGTGGACATGGCGATCGAAAGAAGTCACACCAGCAAAAAAACACACGCTCGCAACAGGGATTGCTTCGATGATTTTTGCAGATCCGCTTTCGGAAAAAAAGGATCTGAATTTATGGGGCGTGTAGAGGAAGGCGAGGTGCTCCTTGCCGATGGATTTGAGGAGGCCTTCCTTGGTTTTGGGCGGCAATTTTGCCACGAGGTCGCGGTCTACGACTACCACCTCTGCCTGGATGTCTTACAGCATCGGGACGGGATGAGCTGGGACGAGGCGCAGGAGTTCTTTGAATTTAATGTTGTCGGGGCATGGGTGGGCCCCAATACGCCCGTCTTTATAGACCTTAGCGATTGCTCTCTCGCTGTGCAAAGCCTCTAAGCCCAGGTCGACGCAGCCGTCCTTGCGCCTCAAGCTTTCTTCGAATTTCTTCTGCCTCTCGTTCCTCCGCTCTGTAGACGGATTCGATACCCCCGCCAGGAACGATTCCTGGGGAATCGAGGTCTGGATCTGGAAACGCATCAGGGGGTCCCTGCCCAAGGCCTCGCAATTCTTCCAACCGTTCTAAGAATCCAGGAAGTGCATCGAGACCGGACTCCTGAGGCGTTGGTTCTCGTGTCTGTGGTTCGTTTAACCCTAAACTTTCCGTAATAGACCAGAGCGGGGCGGCGAGCGCTCTGCGTAGGTCCCCCTTAATATTATACACAGGTCTGTCGTATTCCGCGGCGGACAAGGCTTTTAATCGCTGAATCTCTCGTTCAAGCTCTCGAATTTGGTCATCGTATTGCTGTGGCATAATTATCCTTTCGAAGAGTGCTTGTGACAATAGCTGGCCAGGAGAAGTACGACCAATAACACAGGAGCCCAGACAACGGCCTGTATGGCTTCGTTGTACACAATATGTAAAGACGTATCAGCGGCAACAGCGAGTGGATTGTATTGCTGAAGAGCAAGAAGCATAAGGGTTATCCTTTATAGGTGCGGCCTTCGGCGCTGAACTTGCCGTTTACGATAACCGGGACATAGTCGGTAAACGTACCATCATCGTGGAGATAGCCAAAGTTAAAGCCCTGCATCCATTGATTGGGGCGACCTTTCAGGAAATTCGGATTCCGTTGGCACAGCCCCGGCACACAGACACCGGTTTTGACCTGCTTTGCATCAAGCATAGAGTATTTCGTGGCCACCTGATAGGTGTGGAAGTGGCCGAAACGAATCGAATGCTCATAGCGATTCACGGCATTGTCGGCAACACGCGCCCCCCCTCGCAACGTGTCACCGTGGATGAAGTACAACTTGCCTTCTTTGATGTAGCCTCCGCATTCAATAATGTCCCACTTGTGCAGCGGGAGAAGCGTGGCGACATCGACAAGAACAGACATTCCTGGGTGGTTTTCCGCAAAATCATTTAACCACCGTTCGTGATTGCCCTTCATCCAATAGCGTTTGGCGTCTTTCCCCAAGATAGACTCCAGGGGCGTCAGCACCAGTCGCGTATATTCCTCGATGTCTTTCGATAAATCGAGGTCCGCGATACTGATTTTCTTATCTCGGAGCCAGTGGCTCACAGGCCCGCAATCCAGGTTGTCGCCGCCTTCAATCCAGATGTCGGGTTTGAAATCCTCGGCGAATTTCATCATTGCGACAATAGATTTTTCATCATGCAACGGCACCAGCTTGCGGTGTCGACGTTCCCAACCAACGTGTTTGTCCGGGCTAAAAAGAAATTTCTTCATACACTACTCCATCTCTTATGGTATCATAAGATCGGAGTGGCCACAAACGAACTACTCTGGCTTCATTAAGCTCCCCATGATGTCTTTAATCACGTCAGGCAATTGGTCGTCCCCCCCATTTTTCTTGCCTTTCTTAGAAATCATAATGATGGTCTTGCCCTTCTTGGGACGGGGTCCAAGGATGCCACCGGTTTTTGACCCTGTATCGTCATGGTCTTTTGCGCAGCCACAAAAGGGGCATTCGCCGATCTCCTCCTCCTCGTTGTGAAGAGCGCGATCGACCTCATCAGCGTTGTCAGATGATCCGCCATTGGTTTTCTGTAGGATTTCCTGCAACAGGCTTTCAATGTGGGCAATTTGGCTATCGAGATTTTTCATAAGGCCTCTACTGGTTATGCGAGTATATTTTTGAGATAGCCCTGGGTTTCGGCGGGCAGAGATCTAAGTGTGCCGTCCCACGCATCGGCGTGGCCAGCCCCCCAATTATACGCGGCCAGGGCTCTCGGCAGATCCCCTGGGTAGCGTGCGACCAGCGCATTCAGGTAGGCGGTACCCAGGCGCTCGTTCAAGTCTGGGTGTGTGCGTAAGATGACCTTGGCTTTTTGTATGTCAGAGCCGCGTGTGGGGATTGAAATACCCATTTGATTCGCCAACGTAAAGACATCGGGGACACCGAAGCCAGGGTCGAGGGCCGTGGCGGGCATAATTTGCATGAGCCCTTGGGCCCCCACGGGTGAGACGGCATTTGGATCGCCCCCAGATTCTTGCTGGATCACACGACGAATCAAATCTGGAGATGCCACGTCGTGAGTGGTCATGGCGGGCACTGCTGGCTCTACGAGACCTCGGCGTCCTTGTGGCTCTCGCTGGCGACTGTCACTCACCTTTTTCCCAGCAACTCGGCCATGCTGCGATAGAGATTGTTGTTCTCCGGGTTGTGCAAAGGCCGGTTTCCCGTCTGCAATTCTTTCCTTGTAAAACTGTACGGCTCTGTTCACCATTGACTTAGAAGGTTTTGCCCCGGTTAGGAGACTTTGTATTTCAGAACGCGTTAAGGCCGGAACAATCAAAGGAAGTTGTATTTCTTTGCCATCATCGAAAGACACCCCTATCGATAATTCAGTAGATATAGACCCGTCTGGCCTCTTTAGTTCACCAAAAAATCCTAGACCTTTAGGAGTTCCGTCTAGACGGAGCCCAAACTTCGAAGAGGGGGCGGCTTCTGGAGGAGCGTTTCGGGCGTCGGCCATCCGCTTGATAAACCCCCATATATCCTCTTCCCGATCCTCACGGCGACCTGCGTCATTCTCCCGCTTCCATTCAGCGGCACCTTGCTTTCGAGTACCATAGGTTAAGGCCCGAGGCGTCAATCCTGTTGCACGAAACGCCATTTCAGGCAAGATTCCCAATGATTCGCGGTTGCCCCCCTCATCGGATTGTGCACCGACCCCGCGCGTGACTGCACCCACGGGAATAGGAATTTGCTCGGTGATCCATTTTGAAAGGGCCCTTTGCTTTGGTCCCCGAGGGGTGTCGACAACGCCAAGCCCTTTACCGAGTCCAACGCTTTGCGCCAGACGCCCGAGCGTGCTTGCGTTGACCGCACGGTCGCTTCGGATTTCAGAACTTGGAAGATCAGGAGATCCGAATCTTTTATTGTTGAGAAATTCCAACGGTCCTCGAATCGCAGGGTTGAGCATGAAGGCCCAGTCACGTGTCAGCTCCTTCGGGCTTCCAACGGAGAGTAAGTCCGTATCAAAGAACGGCAAACGCACGGAGGTGGCGACGGGGGAGCCCATCTGAGTTTTGGCCGGAACGAGCCCCTTCTGGAAGAGGTCTGACGAGAGGAAATCTTTATCGAAGTTGATATCGTCAATGGCCTGCCCAATATCAGGAAGATTGATCGTGTTGTCTCCTTTGAAACTTTTGGGCGTCGCATAATGCGTGAGGGGATCTTCGGATTCTCCCGCAATGACCAATTCGTTGATTGTGGACAACAGGCGTCCTTGATTCGCAATACGGCCTGGGCGCTCCAGAACATTGGCTAACTGGAGGGGGATGTTTTTTCGGGTCCAGGTATAGAACGGAATGACATTCCGCATGAAGCGTTTTTCAAAATTGGTTAACTCTGAGTAGTCAAACAAGGCAGCTTTCACATCCATCGAGGCGTCGTCGACAGATTTCCCTCCCTTACGTGCCCAGCGAAACATGGCCAACTTGGCAGGGTCTTCGACAAAGTTCTGATTGATGGACCGTGCGGCTTCATAGAATCTGGCGTCCGGGTTGATCGGGCTCCAGGGGTTTTCCTGCCAGCGGAGGTCCTTGGGATTTGGTTTACGCACTCCCGTTGAGCGAAGGCCAGAGGTGAACTCTCCCCCGAACCCTGTCAGTTCGCCAATACTGCCGCTCCGAACGGCGTCTTCCATATCCGAGAAGCCAAGGTCTGCGTAGGATTTTGCCTTCCCCCCAGGTTTCACGGTTCGGCTAATCAGCCCGGTCTTCTCTTTCGCTTGAGAGAGGTTTTTACGTGCGGTACGCAAATCCTTGAAGGCGCGAGCATACCCCGCACTAATATCGAGTGGGGACATGCCATGGGCATACATATTCGCAATGTTCCCGGTAAAGTTAATCGCCTGATGACTGGGGAGATTGAGCGCCGTGGCGAATGTTTTGAACAATCGCAATGCCCAATGTGATATTTCTTCCATGCCCGCAGGATCGGCATACCGCACAAGTCGTTCTTCGATCAAGTCTGCTGCTGCATTGGGCAACGCTCGACCTGCGGCCAATAGTTTCAAATCATCGGGGAAATATCGCAAGGCCTGTGGATCGATGGTTCGCCATGTGTTTTTGTCAATTTTGCCCTGGACTTTTGCTACGTCTTCGCCGAAATCCTGGAACACTTCCGCGGACAACCGACGGGATTCCGTGGCTCTGGCCGTGTCCCGCAACCTGGATTCCATGGCCGTATACACATTGGTATCGCCGCCTTCGGCGAGAAATTTTTCCGTGGGCTCACTTCGGAGGCGAGAGGTGCTAGCGATGGGGCGCTGCGACGGGGACACCGAGGGCTGCGCACGAGTAAACGCAGAGGGGGTGGATGTGCGGCGCAGATAATTGGGCACCGCTGATGACACATCTGCGAGGACGCTACGGGCGCCCGCGTTTGACACTGCTGTTGAGAGCTTCAACGTAGCAAGGTCAGCCGCAACGGTACCGATGCGTTCTCCGTTGATGATCTCCCCCTTCGTACTAGAATATTTAATCAGTTGGTTTGCCAGTGCCTGCGCCTTTGGCGACAACCCCACGAGGGCGGCTTTATTCCGCACAAACCCAAATTCATCCACCGCATCTTTAAGGGCCTGCTGGAGTGCAGGAAATTCTGCCTCATCCAGCGTGTCGAGGTTCTTTTGGATAGCCCCCCAGTCGCCGTCCCCAAGGCTTTTCAATGATTGCGTTGGAGACAGAATGCTCCCCGCCCCTGGGATCACGGCTGGCGCAGTTCCAGGGGTTTCGGCAAAGACTTTGCGAATAGGGAGAACATCTGTAGCCGCGGATTCTGCTGATGTTTTCCGCGCATAGTCGTACATCTTCGACAGCTTGGGGTCGGCCAACACGGCGGTCAGCGCCTGTGTCTTGGCGCCAGAGGTGGTCAGTGGTGCATGAATGGCCAAGCCCACGAGCCGTAACTGCTCTTCGGTGGGGCGGAATTTATCCACCAGATTGACTTCGAGGTCTTGTTTCGAAATAGCAATGTCGCCTTTCCTCCGAGACTCTGACAGGCGCTGCGCCGTTTCCAGGCTTCTCCCACTTTTGCCAACCGCACGTCGTCGCCGAGCGGAGGCGCCTACGTTCCCAGGAAGCTTTGACAACCCCAGATTTCCCACTCCCTTGACAGGGGTGACCACGCCTTTTTTCCAGAGGGCCTGAGGGGCTTTGACAATAGCTGTTTCGACGGCTGAACCTGCCTTGGCCCCAAGGGCCGCACCAGCGCCCTTGACTAGTCCTCGGCGGAGAAGACCGGCTCCGCCAAAGAGGTTCAACGGATCAGAGACCACATCGGCGGCAAACCCGGCGGCGGCACGCCATTTGGGGCTATCCTTGAGGATGCCATGCTCTTCCATGACCTTGTTAAAGTCTTCGCGAATTTGGCTATCCACGAGACTGCCTTCGGTGAACGCCCGGAGACCACGTCCCCAATCTTTCTCGTCTGCTAACGCTCCTGCGACCGTGCCCGCAACGAGTTCTCCAGGACGGCCCACGGCTTCCATGAGCCCGCGACCCACATTGCCAAGAAAAGCACGTTTGGCCATTGGAGGGCTTGTGCGCCATTTGGATTGTTGCGTTCGTGGCGCGTCTGCGATCGGTGGGAGGGCGGCAAACTCACGGAGAACCTCTTCCTTAGACGGACGAGTCGCCGATCGGATCGTAACGACACGACCCGTGGACTTTTGCCTAAACTGCCACTCTTTCATCCTTACGATCCGAATCTAGACCGGGAGTCAATGTCAGGGGTGAGCGCGCCCTCATCGCCCCAGCGCGGTCCAGTATCCTGCGTGGTGTATAGTTCGCGCATAGCCGTCTCTAGTTGCTTCCGAATATACGTGGCATGTTCAAAATATTCGTCATTCTCAGACTGTGGGCCAATTAGGTCCAGGAGAGAGATCAACTCAGCGGCTCGTGACACTTTGTCCTTCATCACCGCTCTTTGCGTTTCTGGGGCCGCCTCTGCCAAGGCTCTGGCTTCTACAACATCATTCCGTAGATCTTCGGGCAATTGGTTCAATGCCTCTTCTGGTGTGAGGCCAACTCCCGCTGCTTCCCTGAAGAATAGATCCGAATCGCTAATGGTGGGCATCGGGAGGCCAGCCGCTTGCCACCCGTAATACGTATCATCGAACGCCTTCCTTCGGGCTTGTAGCTGCTGCGACTGCCAGCCTGTTTCCCGTGTGGCAAGTTCCGATGGGGAAAACTTGTAAGAGATTTGTGTCGGATCGTCAAGACTTGGCGTGAGTCTGCCCTCGTTCCAGTCTTCGAGCCCGGAACTCAGTGATTTCAGCTGCGCAGCGTCTTCACGGGATAGATTAATAGAGCCTGTGGGGCCACCCTCCGCATACGCCAAGTTACTCAGGTATCTATCCCGATCCACTCGTCTGCGATCGAGAATCCGATCGTCTTCTCCGGCTGCCAACCGACTCTCTTGGTTTTGTAAGAACCCGAGTTGCGCCTCCAGGCGGTTCTCAGAGGCATCTTCAAATTTGTCGGCACGCCGCTGTCGAATTCTTCCGGTTACGGCATCCGCAACACTGCCAATTCCCTGCGCTGCGCCACCGACGTAGTCGTACCATGCCATAACTAATCCTTTATTCCCGCGAGATCATAACGTTTGTTAAAGTAATTTACAGCCATCCCATCGAACTCGCTTTCTGGATCATCTCCATTACTTCCTCGTATTTATGCCGATTCGAATACTGCAACATAAATTTACTAAGCTCAGATTGAGACATCTTCTGATATTCGGCAAATCGTGGAAGAATCTTCTGGGTGAATTCTTTCAGAAAAGTTTCTTTACCTATACGCAGACCTTCTTCGCCTAATCCACGGGACAAATCAAGAGGACCAGTTGTAGCGGGTTGCCCGAGTCGACGGGTTGTCAGATTTCTGGCTGCGGCTATCATGGCTGGTGTGAAGTGGAGAAGAGAGGCTCCTGTGACACCAGCTGCCGCTCCAGCGCCTGCTATCACGCCAGCGACCTGAAGGGATTTTCCAATGCGCGCATTGTCTTCCGGCGTAAATTGCTGAAGTCGGCTGGTTTCCGCTCCCGATGCTTGATCCTGGGCTTTCTGTTGATAAAAGTCGCCTATGTGTCCAAATGTTCTCGGCACAACCCCCTGCCCGAGTTGCGCGATGTCTGGCCGTGTCATACTGAGCCATTCCTGAGATCCAGGCGGCGAGCCGAAGGCCGGGTTATTGGCGGGGGCTTGGTCATAGATCCGCTGCTGATTTGGAGGGAGGTCGTAGTTCGCGATAATACGGTTGGGCGTCGCCGGGGGCCGAACAGCCTGTTGCACTGCTGTTGCGGGGGTCTCTGCCACTACTTCTGCTGCGGGCCCTTGCACTACTGGTGCGGTGGGGGCTTCCCCTCTCCCCACGGCTTGTATTTGTGCGGGGGTGAAGGCTTGGTATCGTGCGGCTTGCGCGCTAGGGCTAAAAGGCCCGGACGTTATTTGGTTGGGCAAGAACTTCGCGAGGTTGCCCTCCATTGTCCCAGGGGAGAAGTTTGGGTGAAAAGGTTGTGTGGGATCACCAAAGATTTGCCCGGAGGGTGTAGGCGCCGGAGCGCCCTGGTAGCCTGCGTTCCCAGGCAGGAACTGTGAGCCTGCTCGCAGCGCACTGCCCACGTCTCCGCTAAATCCCCCAGAGGCAATAGAGGCAAGTGCTCTGGGATTCAGAATGCTCCGCTGAATGGCCGACATGGCAGATTCTCCAGCGACTTTTCCTGCGACATTTTTGGCACCCCCGGCAAAGCCCCCCGCTGGGATTCCTCCGAGTATGGCAGACATGATATGATCCCGTTTCGATCCCCCGGAGGCTGCGCTTCCGAGGACTCCCAAGCCAGCTCCAATCGCGCCTTGCGCAGCGAGGGATAAACCACCCGTAAAGGGAGCTAACGCAAACGGGGCGGCGATGGAGGCTATTTTGATAGCCTTTCTCCACCAGGGAGTGCCTTTTTGCTCTTCAACCGCCGGGTCGGGGGGAGGGGGTTGTAGCGACAACGCCGTCGCGGCATCCATTTGCTGCGCGAGCATCGCCGACATGGATGCTTCGCGTGCCGTGCGAGCCGCCGCACGAGATCGTGCGAACTCCGCGACTTGCCGATCGGCCTCTGCTGCACCTGCGCCAAGGCCATAGTTACTCATGGCGTTAAACTGTAAATTCGGATCGACATTCGCGAGGGCTTTCCGTCGTTCCCCAATAGACGTGGACGTGGCCATGTCTCCATAGGGGGTGAGGTCGAGTCCTGCGAGAGGATTGATTACGCCGCCATACGCCGTGGGTAACGGCGCGTTCGCATAGTTTGCGCCCGTGGTTCCCAATAATTTTTGCTGCTGGACAAAGCGTTGCTCTTGCCCCAAGGGCATTGCGCCCAGCAATCCCGTGGCGCGCATATCCTGGTTCTGCGCAAGATCCCCGGTGAAGTTAAACGAATTCGCCCGCGCACTTGCTTGGCGATTGTAGTCTTGCACCTTCCGGAGATAGAGGGCGTTCTCCTCGTTCTGCTGTGCTCTCGCGGCATCGCCCTCGCGTTGGGCGGCGCCCCCAAACATACCGCTGACGCCACCAACGAGCTGAGATGCGGCTTTAGTCGCCGCGGCCCAGTCTTCGCCAGTCCAGTCCGTCGTAAATTCTTTTACTTGACCCTTTATCCCCATGGTTTAATACGTCCCTGCTTGTTGACGAGTTCGATTTAAGAATTCCTGATTGATCGTTGCTCGTTGCTTCTCCAGGAATTGATAATATGATAAGTTTTCGTTATGACGTGCTTGTTCGGCGGCTAGATTTTGCGCGTTCCAACCTAACGTCCCGGACTGCGTTAAGGAGGCGGCTTGCCGCAAGAAATTTTCGTTCTGTGCGCGTACTTGATTATTGGCACTAAAGATTGCCATCATCCGACCTGAGTCGCCTTGGGCAATAGCTTCTTGCATTTGCAACGCGGCAGTGGTGTCAGCACGATTTTGCTGCGCCGCCTGAACCGCAATATCACGTCGCCCCGCAAGAAGTTGACTATTGAAGTCGTTATTATTATTTTGTAGCCCTTGTCGCGCACGTCCCCCGAGGCCACTCATCCCGCCACGCAACAAATTTTGATCAAGTTGTGCACCCTGCTGTGCACGTTGGGCGTTTAAGAGTTCCTTCTGCTGCTCAAAGAGCTGGTCCTGCTGAACTTGGCCCATCGTTTCAGGCTTCGCCAAAATGGCGTTCATCAACCGATTGCGCTGATCTTCGCCTACACCGGTAAACTGTTCGGCATACTGGGGTTGATAGCTGGAGTAATATGCCGAAGGCCGTTCTGGCGTCGAGAATTGCGAGCGTTCGGGTGTGGGGTAGCCTGGATAGGCACCGTTAGCAGTCTCTCCGCCACCCTCTCCGCCAGCCTCTCCGTTGCCACCACCGTCGCCACCATCCCCACCCCCAACTTCAGGAGCGCCACCGGGCGTATTCGTGGCACGTCCTTGTAAGTTTGTTCGGAGATTTCCCCAGTGTCCCAGCTCGCCGCCCTGGTTATACCAGTCGTCAAGTTCTGCTTGGTCGGCACCACGATTCAGCTGTGTTTGATACTGATTCTGTACCGTGTTATCAAAGAGTGCGCGGTCGCCAGATTTGCCAAGAGACGCCCAATACCCCTCATCATTTTCCGCGTCTTGAAATCCATCAGTGGGCATGAAATTATCTCCCAAAGAGCCGACTGGCCCCGCCTAAGATGGCCGATTGGACCTGATTCCGTGGCTGAATATTCTTTTTCCCGCGCTTCGGCGCTTTCTTTTTTCTCGTGCCTTGTGCGGTGGATGCAGCAGCGCCCATTGCGGGGCCAACCCAATCATACTGGGGCTGCTGTTGCGGGATGGGCGTCTGATACGCAGCATTCCCAAGGGCTGCTCCCTGAGAGAACGGAGCAATCGTCCCAGCATTCCCAAGGGCTGCTCCCTGAAGATTTGCAAAAGATGCTTGTCTCTGCTGCTCGGCCTGCCCACGGAGCGCTTCATACTGCGAATATTGAGCTTTTATCGCCTTCTTCTGCTCAGGAGTGATTTGCCCGCCGCCTACGGGAGTCTCGTCAACGAGCCCACGGTTTGTGCCGCCCCCAGCTCCCAAACCGGAATAAAAAATATACGGATTCGGACCACCATAGATCCCGTCTTCGTTGAGAGGAGGTGATCCGGGCGATGGCAAGTCTTGCCTGGGTCCAGTGTTGGGATCGAATGGCCCGCCATCGTAGATAGGACCGGTGATTGGTTGAAGCGGTGGTGCGGATTCGTAGGCAAAGTTGGGGTCACCCTGGCCCTTGGCGCGATTCTCCGCTCGTATGGCGCGTTCGTACATTTCCCGTGCTTGGTCGGTTCTCGACAAATACTGTCCGTAGTTCGGGTCGCCCTGCGGTCGGCCATACGGACCTAATCCGTCAGTACGTGGGTCGTATCTTTGTGACATTAGACGTTTCCTCCTAGTTGCTGTTGCATCCACGCAATGGCGGAGGCAGGGTCATTACCACCCGGAGCGCCCATAGGTCCGGGCATCATCTCCGTCGATGGCATGGGGCCCATGGGGGGCAGGGGTGGTGGTGGTGGTGCCATTCCGGCCATCATCGGATCAGGCGGTAATCCCATGGGAGGAGGCCCTGGAGGGGGCCCCATCGGTGGGGGCCCCATCGGCGGTCCAGCCATCATGGGCGGGGGCCCTGGCGGTGGGGGGGCCATCATCGGTGGACGTGGCGGTCCAGGATCGAGAATGGCATTCTGAATATGGTTATACTGCACCTGCGAGGGGAAATTTTTTGGAGGGGGTGGTGGCGGGGCATTTTTCGCCGCCTGCCCCATCGGAGAGATGTAGAGTGGGGGAACGCCCATTGCCGACGGACCCTTTGGCGCTTTCTTTTTGGGTTTCCCGGCGCCGCCTGGAGGCGCTTGTGGCACCGGTTCCTGCCCAGGGGCCACCGGACGTGCAATCATTCCGTATCCGGGTCCACCGGCTGCGTCGGCGGCACGAGACATATTGGGTTGTCCAAAACCCATTGGGGAGAGATTGTTGGCTTGGAGTCCTGGGGGCATATTGTAATCCAATGTGGGCCGCGTGCCTCTTCAAGGGCGGCGAGTAAGGGGATAAACGCGAGACGGGATTGCGAGACCCCGGTTGCTGTGCGTCCGAATCCTGGAAGAATGCACCCACTGGTATCGGCAATGGTGTTGCCGGAGTGGATGCGAATGCCCGTAAAATTCGGGACTTTTCGTAAGATGGGTAAGCGTCGTTTGAATCGTGGTGAATGGGTCACTTCCACCAGATACCGCCCATAGGGAATGGCTGTCTCGTGCTTAATCTTGACAGGTCGCATCGCATCTTCTAGCGTAAAACAATGAAACCGTTCATTGATGTACAGTCGACCAAACGTGCGATTCTGAATCGTTGGTTCACGTTCCAGTCGCAAGTCCACGCGTTACTCAGACACAACGTGGATCGCTTGATTGGTAATTGTGCGCAAGGCAATATTCCCGATGCCCACAATCATGCTCGTAATCCCAGCTGGGATCGGAAGTACGCCACTCAATTCAATACATACCGTCACGACGTTAAACCAGAAGGTCTTACTGAGAAATAAACTTTTTGTGATCACGTTATCAGCCCTTTCGTATGATGCAGATGCCGCTGTAAAGAGTGCCAGCAATTTACTTGCTTTTTTATAGATTTTATAGATCCGAAAGATATTCACGTTATCCAGCAATCAAACGATCGAGTTTTTCGTCTATAGAATGTAACTTGTCCGCATTTTGTTCCAGCCGTTCATCTAATCGACGATAACGTTCGGAACAGACCGCTTCGTGCACGTTCACGCGCCCTTCTAAGCGCACGAGCCAGATCACGACGGACACGGCTGGCACCCCAATAGCCACAAGCAATAACATTTCCATAACTATTCAGAATCTGGTGGATAAGTAAACGAACCATCTGCATTTTTATGTGCTCCTGCTTGCGCGGTATACCATGTGTCTTCATCCACTTCGACATAGCCGCTTGGGAGTTGCGGGGGCGTATTTGATCGATACCGGCATGCCTTGTTCACGTCGTCGGCGTCATCGAGTTCTATGGAGTAGAGGGTGTGCATTAGTAATACTCCAAGACATAAAAGCTATATTTGATACTTCCTGCGCCATTGTCTTGATTTGTTGAAACTACGATTGAGGCTGTGGTTGTATTGGTAATGGTCCAGCCTGCATCCAAACTAAATTCATTTGTTTCTTCCATACCATTTGTGTTGCCGCCAAATCGCGTCTGGATCATGATGGCTTTGCCAGCATCCGTGAGGGTAGTCCCAAACGTCACTGTTTTGGTGCCTTCAAACCCATCAGCAACCGCTACTGAACCGGATGAATATTGAACTGACCGAATCGTACTTGGGGCGTAACTCATATAAGGCTCTTAAATGATGTGCCAGTTGCTGCCGTCGCAGACCATACTGAGTGTTTGATAACGTTGCGAAAAAGCCTGTGTCGTGGCACCATCAATCGTTTCGGAGGCATTCCCATCGATGGTCACCGTGGCGCTCGCCGATGTGAGTTTGACATGCACGGTATAGCCGGTTTTTCCGCTTGCCGCAAACAGGTTTACGGTGCTGGTGCCGGTGCAATTAATGAATTGCGTGACGCCATTACTGGCCGTGACTGCGATCGTGCCACTGCCGCTGGCAACAAAAGTGATGGTATCTGGAATCGCGGTCCAGGCTCCATCACCACGGAGATAGTTTCCACTGCCTGGGCTTCCGCTGCCCAGTCGAGCGACAGCGACCGTCCCAGAGGCTACAGCCGTGCCGTTTAACGCAGTCACCGCAGCCCCATTGACGGCGAGCAGAGTTCCCCCTGCTCCTACGACGGCGCTGATATCAACACCATCAACCGTGACGCCCGCTGAAGCAGTCAGATTGCCTGTCAGCGCGTCACCACGTTTGTCCACGCCATTTAGGACTTGGGCGAAATTTGAATTGACCTGCGCAGACAGAATATCCGTGCCTGCACTAAAGGTAAATGGGACAGTTAGGGCCATTTAAGTGCGCTCAAGGAAAAGAAGCAATCGGGTGGAATAATTGGCTACCGTAGACCGAAGAACGATATAGCCAGTACCCCAGGCCAGGGTGGCGGGGTCATTAGACTGGTACAGATGTGCCACAGTCTCCGTACCAGCATTATACACAGTTCCTGGGGTAATGTCAAGCCATCGAACCGCATTCAAATCATTTGGATTCAAAATGGTATACGGAATAACATGATCTCCGGCAGCCACGGCAAAGGTAACATCGACATATTCATAGCGTTTATAGGGGAGGGATCGCCGCAGGGCGGCATCACGAAGCAGAATCGTGATGTCGTGTTTAGGCATAATAACGATCGCCCAACATGCGTGCCATGATGGCCAACTTTTGTACTATTAATTCACGGCCAGGGGTGTAGACGAAAATGACTGGACGCAATGCGGTTCCACTTCGACCAACAGAGAGCCGTTGTTTGAGACTCGCTGATCCCGTCCATGTCGCCGCATCCCAGTCTGCGGTATCCCACAAGGATTCTCCCAGGACACTATTTGTGACTGGTGTGGAGACATCTTCATCAAATTCTAATTGGGTGGACACATAGGCATCGGCAATGCCGAAGGGCGCGCTGAAGTGATAATACAAGCGGTCAAAGCGTTTACGAAGAAAGGGTTGATCGAAGTCCATCCATCGCCCATAGAAACGAAAGTCCGGGCTACCAATGTAATAGGTATACGTTGTGCTTAAGACTAACGGGGTGACGGCTGTCGCGAGCGTCAAGGCACTCGCGGTATTGCTGGTAATGCGCACGCGATCAACAGGAAGATAATCTCCATCTACAATAACCACATAGCGATTCGCTAATCCCGATCCTGTGGTATAAAATCCCGTTCCAGCAATTTCGGTAATAGACGTAGCCACAGGAATGAATTCTCCCGTCAGCGTCCCTGAGGGCACCCCGTCATTTTTATAGCTGGTACTAAAGTAGAATAACTGTCCGTAATAGCCGCCCAGATACAAACTTGTCTCCGAGCTTGTATTGACCGCTGTGGCAAACGACGCCGCGTCAATCGTGCTCCAATAGGACGCTTCAAACCGTCGTAACGCGTAGTTAAAGACAATCATCCGATCGTTGATGGACGATCCCAGGCTCGATACAGACCAGACAATACGATCAGCCGTGGGGTCATGCCCCGCATAGATAAAGGCACTTCTTGTGCTATTCAACTCGGTGGTCACGGCTGAGAGGCCGAGAAGCATTTGCCCAACGCGATTGATATCCGTGCCGTCATAGACGACCGGTCCGACCGCACGGTCCCACCACGCAATGTTTCCCGGCATGCTGACAATGGAATTCCGACTCGCACAGCCAATCGTGAGGTCGATGGGTTTGAGTGTCCACGTTTGTGGGTCGTTTCCGTAGAGCCCCCACGTGCCCGTCGTGAGGAAGATCATTAGCAACTCATCAGAATACTGATGGAGTCCTATGATTTTATCCCCTTCCCCGGTTTCAATGGGCTCAAAATTATTCGTGCCAAAGTTATCTGCTTGGTCTTGTTTTGACCAATAGATATTTCGTCCATCTGCACAGATTAAGCGTCGCCCAAATGCCGTCACATGGGTAATCGTGCTTGCCGGAGGATCGTTTTCTGAGGTGGACGGTGCCACCGTTGTTTGTGCGGCAATCGTGGCGGCACTTAAATCAAGATATGCCGCTGTCGTGGCAATCGGAATGTTCCCATCGGTTACAATATCCG